AGACAGGAGATCAACATGGCTGTTCATTTTACTGGTCCTATCCTTTTTGCAGGCAAGGACAATCCGCGTAAGTGGTTCAAAGATCTGCCGATCGACAAGAACCCCGATTACATCACCAAGTGGGACGACTTTACTGGCGTAGCACTGGACTCCACCAACGACTGGACGGTCGTTAAGGATTCTGGCGCGGCGGTTGCTATTGTTGCCGACACGGTTGGTGGTGAAGTCGCCCTCACCTCTGCCGCTACTACCGACAACGACGGTGCCTCTATCCAAGGCAACGAAGTGTTTGCAGTGCAGGCTGGCAAAGACCTCTGGTTTGAAACCCGCATCAAAGTATCCGACGCTGACGACACCGACTTGTGCGTGGGCTTCACCGTCAACTTTGCTACCAACCCTGAAGCAATGCTTACCGCCGCAGACCGCATCGTGTTTGAGTCTGACGACGGCACTGCAACGCTACAGTGCATCACCGAGAAAAACGGTACCGAGACTGCTACGGCGCTTGCTACTGCATACGACCTAGCCGACGACACTTACGTCAAGCTGGGTATCCATGTGCTGAGCAACACCACGGTGGAGTTTTACGTCAACCGCGAGCTTGTGGCTACCCATACCACCAACATCCCGGACGATGAGAACCTGACCATTGCGGCTATGGAACTGTCTGGCTCCGCTACTGGCACGAAGTCCGCCACCATCGATTACATGTTTGCCTCTGCGGCACGGTAAAAGAGGGTTGGTGTGATGACTGCTAAGAAAACGGAAAGCAAGACAGAAACCAAAACACCCGCACCAAAGAAGCAGTCTGCTGAAAAGGTTGCACTGCCCCCTGTGGGCAGTGCGGCCCATAAGGCGATGCTCCTGCGGGGAGAGATCAAGGAGTAAGGGATGGCTGACGCAGTTACCTCCCAAACTTTCATCGACGGCCCTAAAACGGTCGTCATGAAGTTTACGAACATCTCCGATGGCACTGGTGAGTCTGGTGTAACCAAAGTTGACGTGAGCGCCCTGCAACCGTTGCCAGATGGCACGCCTTGCACGGGAGTCGTTATCGAAAAGATCTGGTGGCAGTGCATTGGCATGAAGGTGCAAATCCTTTGGGATGCTACTGCTGACCAGTTTTGTATCGAGCTGGGTGAAAACCAGTCAGGCGACCACGACTACTGCAAGTTTGGTGGCTTGACCAACAATGCTGGAGCGGGGAAGACAGGAGATATCAACTTCACCACGGTAGGCCACACAGGTGGCGATACCTACACGGTGATTTTGTATCTCCGCAAAGAGTACAATTAAGGGGATGACAAATGGCTCGCGAAATTAGTTCTATCACCCGCGTTGGAACTTCTGAGCCGTTTGAGCTTCAAGTCTCCCGTGGACAGATTGCGTGGCATAGCACTCTGTACAAGTTCGGGTTCAATAACGTCGTCGGCACCAGCAACGAAACCATCTGGGATGGTGGCGGTTTGTACGCATATCCTGCCGCCGCCGCAGTTATGTACGTCTCTTCCAGTAGCACTAATGATGCCGCCGCAGGTACGGGTGCTCGCACGATTGAAATCCAAGGTTTAGACACCAACTACGAACCAATCACGGAAACGGTCACCCTTAACGGGCAGACGCAGGTCGCTACGACAAAAGAGTTTTTGCGGGTGTTCCGTGCGTATGTGCTGACCGCAGGTTCAGGTGGCACGGCGGCTGGTGACATTTATATTGGCACTACGGGTGCTAGTAGTGGTGTGCCTACGGGCACTTACTACGCCAAAATCACATTGGGGGAAAACCAAACCCTCATGGCATTGTATACCGTCCCTGCAAACCACACGTTGTATGTGGTTCGGGGCAGTATCTCAACGGGCACAGAAAACGCCAACAAGTTTGTCAAAGGGCGTTTTGTAATCCGCACATTGGGCGGAGTCTTCCGCACGCAAACGGTGGTCACCCTTTCGAACGGCTTTATTGATTTCGACTGGGAGATCCCGCTCGGTATTCCGGAGAAAACAGATGTTGAGGCACGCGCAGTTTCTAGTTCGGGTGACCAGTCGGTAGCCGCGACGTTTGAGGGCGTGTTGATTCGTAATGGAGACTCGTTCTAATGGCGACAACCAAAAACGTCAAGCGAACCCCCAGCGGGCGATTGCAGTATAGAGGGGAAACGTTCAGTGGCTATAACAAACCCAAGCGCACACCTAACGGACCCAAAAAGTCTGCCGTCCTCGCAAAGAAGGGTGACCAAGTTAAACTTGTCCGCTTTGGCGACCCTAATATGTCAATTAAAAAAGACCAACCCGCTCGACGCAAAAACTTCCGAGCTCGTCACAACTGTGATACGGCAAAGGACAAGTTCAGCGCCAGATACTGGTCCTGTAAAGCGTGGTAATGGGGTGGTGTTCATGGCAGATAAGACAATACACGAGCTTGAGGTCGAGTTCACTGAATGGAAGACCCAGCAAAAGCATATAGTTGAAAAAGTGGACCAGTTACACAGCGACATGAGCGAGGTCAAAAAGGCCGTGTTCCAAGCGAAGTGGATGCTGGTAGGTGGTTTGGTCTTTGCAGGATTAATGAATAGCGATGCGTTCATTGCTATGCTAATGAGAATAGGTGGGCAATAATGCCTATCACGCGGGGACAAGAACGTAAGCAAGTGGAGGGTACGATGGGTAAGAGACGCGGTTTGTACGACAACATCAATGCGCGCAGGCGTGCTGGTAAGTCGCGCCCTAAGAGCAAATCCACTATCTCGCCTGAAGCGTATGCCAACATGAAGGCGGGGTTCCCAGAGCGTAAGAAAGCCGCCAAGGGCGGTAAAATTGTCAAGGGGCCGTGTTCATAATGCCGTTTAGCAAATACAGTCCCAAGCAAAAGAAGTTGGCTCGTATAGCGGAGCCGCGCGATGCAATCACTGAAGCAGACTTTAAGGAGCTCGACATGAAGCGTACGAAGAAAATGGGTGGCGGCTATGGTCGCAAGAAGATGATGGGTGGCGGCGAAATGATGTCCCCCCGTAAAAAGATGGCAGGTGGCGGCTACGGTCGCAAGAAAATGAAAATGGGTGGCAAGGTCGTTAAAGGGCCTTGCTCGTAAGGAGTATAGGGTATGGCGGTCTCCGGCTCTACAGACTTTGAACTCGATGTAGCTGACTACATTGAAGAGGCGTTTGAGCGTTGCGGTATTGAGGTGCGTACAGGATACGACCTTAAGACTGCGCGGAGATCGCTTAACCTTATGCTGGCCGACTGGGCCAACCGTGGGCTAAACCGCTGGACTATCCAGCAGACTACGCTCACGTTGGTTGCAGGCACGGCAGAATACAACCTTGGCACGGATACGATTGATATTCTCAGCGCGGTTATCCGTACCAATAGTGGTACTGCAAACCAGAGCGATATCAACATCAGCCGTGTAAGCCGCGATGCGTGGATCAACATCCCTACCAAGAATACGCAGGCCCGCCCGACGCAGTATTATGTGGACAGGCAGATTAACCCCGTGGTGCGCTTGTGGCCCACGCCAGATAGCGCCACGACCTACACGCTGGTGTACGACCGCCTGACCCGTATGGATGATGCCGATGCCGCGCAGAACACTATGGACATGCCATTTAGGTTTTATCCGTGTCTTGCGGCGGGGCTGGCCTATTATATCAGCATCAAGCGTGCCCCTGAGCGCATGCAGATGCTTAAGGCAATCTACGAAGAAGAGTTTGAGCGTGCGGCGGCAGAAGACCGCGACCGCGCGAGCCTGAGTTTAACCCCCAGCAGGGATTATTATTCGTTCATATCATGAGATACGCGGTAGGTAAAAAATCACTCGCAATATGCGACCGATGCGGGCAACAGTACCCGTACCTGACCTTGCGTAAAGAATGGACGGGGTTCAAGGTGTGTCAGGAGTGCTTTGAAGTTAAGCACCCCCAGCTTGAGCCAGACCCGCCGCCGTTTGAGCCGCAGGCTTTGTACGAGCCGCGCCCTGCACGGGTTGAGCCACAAACCGTGGTGGTGGGGCAGACGGTGTTCCCGCCGCCAGCTAATTTGTCCACGCAGGCGGTTGCCTCGGTGGGTAGCGTGGAGGTGTCGACGCCATGAGTTTTACATACGGTCAGCTTAAGCAGGCGATTCAGGATTACACTGAAAACGACGAGACCACGTTCGTTAACAACCTGCCTGTGTTTATCCGCAACGCGGAAGAGCGCATCCTTAAGAATGTGCAGTTGGACTTGTTCCGCAAGAACCAGACGGCTACGTTCAACGCGGGTGACCAGTACATTGCTTGCCCGAGCGACTTCCTCGCGCCGTTTAGCTTCAGCTATGTGGACGGTAGCGGCAACAGCCAGTATATGGACTTCAAAGACGTAGACTTCATGCGTGAGTTTGCGCCTGATCCTACGGTTACGGGCAATCCGCGCTACTACGCGGTGTTTGACGTGAACAACTTTATCGTCGCGCCCACGCCTAGCGCGGCGTTTGCAGTAGAGCTCCACTACTTGTACCGCCCCGCCAGCTTGACTACGTTGGCCGACAGTGGCACAACGTGGTTGAGCACCAATGCACCGATGGCAATGTTGTATGGCAGTTTGAGCGAAGCGTACACTTTTATGAAAGGTGAACAAGATTTGGTTGCTCAATATGACAAAACATTGCAGAATGCCATTGTTGGTATGAAACTCCTCGGCGAAGCAAAAGAGGTAACTGACGAGTACCGCGTAGGCCGAGTACGGAGACCTAAACAATGATGGTAGCACCCGCCGAAGGCGCAGTAGATTTAGGAATCAGGGTAGAAGCGGTGAGCCACCGTGGTTTTACCCCTGAGGAAATTGCCGAGCGTTGCGTTGACCGCATTGTTTCGGTGTCGGACTCCGCGCACCCTGCTATCCGGGACCAAGCCCGAGCCTATAAGAAGCAACTGCATGCGCTAGTGACTTTTTATATGCGTGAGGCTATCAAAAGCGATAGAACCACTGTATACAATGAGCTGTGCAACGCGGGGCAACCGAAGCTCGCTGAACTCATAAGGAGATTGTAAGATGGCCTTCACGGGTAACTTCATGTGCACGAGCTTCAAACAGGAGCTCCTTTACGGCGTACACGACTTTGATGCTAGCACGGGCGATACGTTCAAGCTGGCGCTGTACGACAACAACGCCTCGTTTACTGCGGCGACTACAGCCTACACGGCGTCTGACGAAGTCGCAGGTACGGGCTATACCGCAGGCGGCGGCACGCTGACTAACGTCAACCCCACGACCAGTGGTACCACGGCGTTCACCGACTTTGCCGACCTGACCTTTAGCACGGCAACCATCACGGCACGCGGCGCGTTGATTTACAACACCACGCCCAACACGACCTCGGTGAGCGTAAGCAACCCGACCGTTGTGGTGCTGGACTTTGGTGGTGACAAGACGTCTACGGCGGGGGACTTTACCATCGTGTTCCCCACGGCGGACGCGAGTAACGCAATTATCCGGATCGCCTGATGACAAGTGTTATCGTCCCCATAGGCGGCTGGGGCCGTGCTGGCTGGGGCGATGGCCCTTGGAGCCAGAGTGGCTTGCCGTTTGCAACGGGGGCGGCGGGTAGCGTTACGGTAGATGCTCAAGCCAATGTGCCTGTAACGGGCTTGGTGGCATCAACAACGGTCGGCTCTGTATTGGTAATTGCAGAAGCCAATGTATCGGTAACTGGGGTTGCTGGTACAGGCCAAGTAGGCAACGCTACGGTAGATGCACAGGCGGTTGTGCCTGTCACTGGCGTAGCGGGCACGGCGGCAGGTGGCGCGGTTACGGTAGTCGCGCAGGCCCAAGTGTTCCCCACAGGCGTGACCGCATCGGGGGCGGTCGATGGCGTAAGCGTTATTGCAGAAGCCAACATCCCCGCAACAGGCATAGCGGCTACGGCCTCGGTTGGTACCATCAGCGTGATCACTACGGTAGACGTAGACGTGACTGGTGTGAGTGCTACGGGAGCCGTGGGTCAAGTTACAATTGATGCAAAGGCGACGGTCTTCCCAACGGGAGTTTCGGCTACCACAAATGAACCTTATGTGTTAGTTTGGGGTGAAGTCAAACCAAATCCGGGAACTGTTTGGACAGAAATCGCCGCGTGAGGATGAGAAATGGCAAGCACCTATACTACGAACCTTGGTATTGAAAAACCCGGAACTGGTGAACAATCAGGAACGTGGGGCACCACCGCCAATACCAACTATGACCTCATCGATCAGGCTATCAACGGCATTGTGCAGGTCACATTGGCGGCGGCTGGGTCAAGCGGTAGCCCTAATACCATTGACATCACCAACGGCACTGCGTCCGATGGACGGAACAAATACATTGAGTTTGTAGATGGCGGCGACCTTGGCGCTACGGCGTATGTTCAGCTAGATCCTAACGACGCCGAAAAGATTGTGCACATGCGGAACAGCCTGAGTGGTAGCCGCTCGGTGATTGTGTTCCAAGGCACCTATAACGCCAGCAATGATTTTGAAATCCCTGCGGGCAAGGACGTTGTTCTCAAGTTTGATGGCGGTGGCGCGAGCGCAACCGTTACGCAGGTGTTTGTTGACCTCAAGCTAGACGCACTCGACGCCGCAACGGTAGCGGCGACCACGGGTAACATTACCACGGTCAACTCTACTACGGTAGACACTACCAATCTAGAAGTCACCAATCTCAAAGCTAAGGATGGCACCTCGGCAGGTTCCATTGCGGACAGCACGGGTGTTGTCACCATTGCCTCTGCGGTGCTTACCACGGCAGATATCAATGGTGGCACCATGGATGGGGTTACCATCGGCGGTGCCAGCACGGCGGCGGGTAGCTTTACTACGGTCACCGCCAGTGGGCGCGTTACGTTTGGCGAGCTCAAAGGTACGGGCGCTACGGTTGTCAATACCATTCTTGACGAAGACAACATGGCGACCAATAGCGATACCGCATTGGCGACCCAGCAATCTATCAAGGCGTATGTGGACAGCCAAGTTGGTACGGTAGATACGCTGGCCGAGATCCTTGCTAACGGCAACACGTCTGGCACGACCAACCTGATTATGACGGCGGGGCAGAGCCTCACCACCGATAGCATCTTGGAAACCAGTGCGGGCAACGGCGTCAACATCGACAGCGTTGTACTCAAAGATGGTGATGTCAACGGCACCATTGGTCAGGTTACGGCAAAAGCCGCCAACTTCACCACCGTGGGGGCTTCTAGCAACGTCACCGTAGGTGGCACGCTTGGCGTGACGGGTGCTACGACTCTTTCTAGCTCGCTCAGCGTAAACACGGGTGCGGTGTTTAATGAAAGCGGCGGGGATAATGATTTCCGCGTAGAGTCGGATACCAACGAGTACGCGCTGTTTGTGGATGCGGGGAATGACGCGGTTGTTATTGGAGCATCGGCGAGAGCAAATGGCGGCAAATTAACTGTTGCGGGTACGGCGGTCTTTACTTCCAACACCGCTGGAAGTTTTGTATCGGACGATGCGTTTATCGACTACGAATCCGCTAATAAGCGTATGCGTATCCACTCTGGCGCTGCGGGTGTTGGCTCGTCTCTGTTGGAAATTGGAACAGTTATTGGTGGGCAACAACGATCTGCGGTAGAAGTAGATGGGAACGGTAACCTAACCATCAACGAAGATGGCGTGGATAAAGACTTCCGCGTCGAGTCTGACAACGATGCGAGTTGCTTTGTAGTAAACGCTGGTTCAGACCGCGTTGCTATCGGAAACAGCAACCCTTCTGGCAAGTTTGAGATTTTCGGCGCGAATGCTGGCGACATCATGATGCGCATAAACAATACTGCGTACGGTAGTACAGATTCGTCTGGTTCAAGCAAACTTCAATTTGGTTGGTCTAACCACACTGGCGCTAGTATCGTTGCGTATAAAGACGGGACCATCAACCGAACGGGTTTCATCATAAACACTGAAGTTGGTTTTAATAATGAAATTGAGCGTTTGAAGCTTGGCTCCAGTGGCGCTTTCACGCTTACCCCTGAAAGTGGGGGTCACGCGGTATTCAATGAAAACAGCACTGATTCCGACTTCCGCGTCGAGTCTGACACAAACACTCATGCGTTGTTCGTGGATGCTTCGACGGATCAGCTATACGTCGGGTTGTCGGTGGGTAGTTTTGGTGCAAAAATAACTGCGGAAAGTGCTAGTAGTTACACTTTTGAATCACGCAGAACAGGTACAGGTAGCGAAGGCCACATAGTTTTTCGCAATGCCAACGGCGCTGTCGGGAGTATTTTTACAAACGCCTCCGCCACCGCCTACAATACCTCCTCCGACTACCGCCTTAAGGAAAACATCGCAGATGCAGACGACGCTGGTGAGTTGATTGATGCCATTCAAGTTCGTCAGTTCGACTGGAAGGCTGACGGGGCACACCAAGACTACGGCATGATCGCTCAGGAGCTAATGACTGTTTCACCTGAAGCCGTTACTGGTGATCCAGAGTCTGACGATATGATGGGCGTAGACTACTCCAAGCTAGTTCCCATGCTCATTAAGGAAATCCAATCTTTACGCGCCCGCGTCCATGCGCTTGAAAGTAAGTGAGGTAAAGATGAACACCGACCCCGCCCAGTGGGCGATATTTCGTAGACAGGAGCTGATACACGCACACATTGACCAGCACGGGATGAAGAACCCCATCGTGGTCAACAGCAAAAACGAGCTTCAGTTTGGTGGGTGTCGGTTGCAGTATGCGGTGCTAAGAGGACTGGAAGAAATTGAAGTTATTGTCACGGACGACAAGAATGAAGTTCGGCGCCTGCAAGATGAGCAGGCGATGTTTGAATACACGTTCTTAGCCGAAGAGTACATAGAACGTAAACAAGGAGCCTAAAAAGGAGAAGTGACCATGGCTATTACCTGTACTTGGAGCGTCAACAGCATGACGCATAACGATGTTGATGGCGGGGTTATCCTCGTTTATTGGTCTTGCGTAGCGGCAAGCGACGGCACGCCGTCTTATACTGCTACCGAAGGCGGCAAGCTCCGTTGTGAGCCTGACCCCAGCTCCCCCAGCTACATTCCTTACGCAGACCTAACGGAAGCCGATGTGCTTGCATGGGTTTACGCAAGCCTTGTACAAGGGGATGAAACCCCAGAGCAGGCCAAGGCCCGCGTTGAAGCTGACCGTACCGCTAAGGTACAAGGCCAGATTGACCGCGCTAACAGCCAGTCTTCTGGTGTACCTTGGGCGCAGAGCGCCTAACCTAACTTGAACCAAAAACGGAGAGCTTAACCATGAGCACCGCACAGCAAGCAAACGTAGTGAACATCAACGGCACTGAGTACAAGTATGACGATTTGAACCAGAATCAGCTCTACTTGATTAACCAGATTCGTGACTTGCAGACCAAAGCAGGGAACATCCGTTTCCAGCTAGACCAAGTTACCGCCGCGCAGGACGTGTTCACCAACATGCTGATCCAGTCTGTTGAGACTGCAAAAGAACAGGCGCTTACCGATGCTGGTGAGCAAAAAGCTGGCTAACAGTGTGTGATGGAATGCGATGCCCCTTACCAAACTTCAGTTCCGTCCGGGAGTAAACCGCGAGACTACCTCCTACGCTAACGAGGGTGGTTGGTACGATTGCGACAAGGTTCGGTTCCGGTTTGGTGTGCCCGAAAAGATCGGTGGTTGGCAGAAAAAGTCAGGCACGACCTTCCTCGGCACTTGTAGGGCGTTGCATCCATGGGTCGCGTTAGATGGGTCGCAGTATCTTGGGGTGGGCACTCACCTCAAGTATTACATTGATGAAGGCGGCGCGTTTAACGACATAACCCCAATCCGCGAGACCACGGCGGCGGGCGATGTTACGTTTGCCGCTGTCAATGGTAGCTCTACCCTTACGGTAACGGACAGCAACCACGGCGCATTGCAAGACGACTTTGTCACGTTCAGTGGCGCGGTCACCCTTGGCGGTAATATCACGGCTGATGTGCTCAACCAAGAGTACCAAATCAGCAACGTGGTGAACGCCAACACCTATGAAATCATTGCCAAGGACACAAGCGGTGTAACCGTAGTGGCCGATGGCAGTGATACGGGTGATGGCGGCGCGGCAGTGGTCGGTGCCTACCAAATCAACACGGGTTTGGATACAACCGTTGTCGGCACGGGCTGGGGCGCGGGAACTTGGGGCCGTGGTGGATGGGGCAGTGGTGCTAGCATCAGCGCAACGGGTGACCAGCTCCGCATTTGGTCGCACGATAACTTTGGCGAAGACCTCATTATTAACGTCCGCAACGGTGGCATCTACTACTGGGATAAATCTACCCAGTCAGCACCGTTTACGCGAGCCGTGGAGTTGAGCCAATTAAGCGGGGCCGATGCTACCACGCCAACGATTGCCAAGCAGGTCATAGTCAGCGACCGCGACCGCCATGTGCTTGCTTTTGGCTGTGACCCGCAGACTAACATTGGCGTGCAAGACCCGTTGCTAATCCGTTTTAGCGACCAAGAGAACCCCCTGATTTGGGACGCATTGCCAACCAATACCGCAGGCGACTTGCGCGTGGGTAGCGGCAGTGAAATCGTGTGCGCCGTGGAAACCCGCCAGCAGACGCTAGTGTTTACCGACGTGAGCGTGCACACCATGCAGTTCATCGGGCCTCCGTTCACTTTCGGTATCAACCAAATCAGCGAAAACACCACGATCATGGGGCCATTGGCGGCGGCGGCGGTAGACGACATCGTCTTGTGGATGGGGCAGGAAGAGTTTTACATCTACAACGGCAGTGTGCAAAAGCTCCCGTGTTCGGTGCGGTCGTATGTGTTTGATGACTTCAACTTAGGCCAAGCCGAAAAGGTGACGTGCGGCACTAACAGCTCGTTTAGCGAGGTCTGGTGGTTCTATTGCTCTGCCAGCTCGGACGATCTTGACCGTTATGTAGTCTACAACTATGCTGAGCAGGCGTGGTATTACGGGCAACTGACCCGCACTTGCTGGCTTGACCGTGGCATCAACCAAAACCCCATTGCCGCAGGGCGCGACGGTTACCTGTATCTGCAAGAGTTTGGCAATGACGATGGCAGTGCCAACCCGCCCACGGCGATCAACAGCTACATTGAGTCCAGCCAGATTGACATTGGCGATGGCGAAAACTTTGTGTTCATGCGGCGGTTGATACCAGACGTCACGTTCATTGGCAGTGCCAGCCCAACCCCTGTGGTGGACTTTATACTGGAAGCCCGCAATTTTCCAGGAGCCAACTACCGTACCAGCACGACCAATAACGTCGCGCGCACGGCTACGGTACCCATCGAACAGTTTACCGAGCAGGTGAACTTGCGGTTACGGGGCCGCTCGTTTGCGTTGAAAATCCAGTCTACTGATACAGGCGTCAACTGGCGCTTAGGGGCACCAAGGGTAGATATAAGACCTGATGGGCGGCGCTAATGGCACGGTTGCTATCGCCCCCACAGTTTCCGCTGGCTCCCAAGGAGTACAGCCAGCAGTACCATAACGAGATAGTGCGGGTGTTCAGCGTGTTCTTGAACCAGTACCTATCTCCGGGAGAAGGTCGGCATACGGCACTAACGCTGACCGCATTGCAAACGGATGACGTAGGCTTGGAAACAGGTGCGTTGTTCCAACAGGAGGGGTTTGTAAAAATCGCTCTTGCCAACGTGCCACACGTCCGTGGCAGTAGCGCGACGGGCTCCGTAGGAACAGTAGACGTGGTGATCACATGAGCCAAGATTATTTGACCATGCCCAATGGGGCAAAGTACCTCCCAGCAACCAGCCAAGACACGGTGTCCTGTGCCAGTTGTTCAAACCTAGTGGATACCCCTGAGGAAATCGCTAGTTACCCTGCGGGGAACTGCCCTCAGTGTGGCAACCCGTGGACGGGTACGGAAACGAAAAGCACAAAAATTATGGTGACAATGCCCGTGGCACTGGGCGGGGCGACAATGTAGGTTGCGACAATGAGTTCTAGATTGTATGATGCTTTTAGCGTCTAATTCAGGAACTCACGCGGCCTGCATATCTCCCATACAGAACAAAGGTGGATAATATGCAAGGTATCGAGCAATTAGGATATGAAGTCGTTGAGGAGCCAATGGTTCCGGAAGGCGGCGTTCAACAGTTCAAGCAAGCGGCGGATATGCTGGCTGAGTTTGGGCGCAACGGCGATACCTACATTGTTCACGCCGCCGAAGGCGAGACGGTGGTTCCCATGGAAGTGCTTGAGGCAAACCCCCGCCTTAAGCAGATGCTTTACCAACAGCTTGAGGAAATGGGCGTAGACCCACAGCGGTATGTGGTGGGCAACGAGCTCAACAGCATCAACCCTGTAACTGGTCGGCCCGAGTTTTTCTTCAAGAAGATTTTCAAAGCTGTTAAAAAGGTCGTTAAGAAGGTTGTCAACGTCGTCAAAAAGGTTGCGCCGATTGTTCTACCTATCGTCGCGCCGTTCCTCCTGCCTGCAATGCCATTGGCGTTCGCGTCGGGTTTGGGTAGTTTGGCGGGTGGCTTGATAGCTGGGCAAGACTTTAAGACTGCGCTCAAGGGCGCGGTGATTACAGGTGGTATTGCGGGCCTCGGTAATATGATGGCTGGCGGTAGCTTTATGGGTAGCAAGATCAACCCGACTGGCGGCTTTGGTGACGTAGGCTTGAAAGACGCCTTTACGCTGGATAACCCCTTTACCAAAGCGATGCCTTCTAACCTGCAAGCCATTGCGGATACCGCCGCACCCCGTGGCGAAACTATCCTCGAGAAAATGGGCATGGGCGGTGGCGAAAGCTCCGCTTACGGTGCCGATGCAACAGGCGAAGGTGCCGCAACCATGAGCAGTCGTGGTACTGCCGCCCCGTCCGAAGGGTTCTTTAGCGACGTCAAGCGCGCAGTGGTTCCGGGCGATAACTACGGCTTTGGTGAGCTGTATAGCGACTACATCAGCCCGAGCCGCGCAAGCATCCAGCCCAACATGGCAGAGCTGAGCGCGCAAGGGGCCACAGCAGGTGCCGAGGCCGTAGCACGCACCAATGCGGCACTCACCGCCGCAGGGCAAGCACCGCTTACGGACGCCGCAAGTAGCGCCATTATCAACCGTTCCATTGAATCGGCGGCGGCAAACGCGGCTCCTGGATTCTTGACCAAGTACGGGCCGCTAGCGGCAACGGCACTCGGTGGCGCGGCAGTGAGCGACGCCGTGCTGGGCACCAACCTGATTACCCCGCCTGAGGAACAGCCGATTGACATGCCGCCCACGGGTGATGAATTGTTGGCGCAAGACCCTGCCAAATACGGGTTTGACTTTGCACGCTACGTTGGGGACAACCCCTACTATCAGCGCCAAGCTGACGCACAGCCGTCTGGCGGAGCACAAGCGGCGGCGTCTAACGCCTACGCTAACCCCTACATGGCGGCACTCCTGCAAGGCACGCAGGCACCGCCTGTACAGTCGGGCACCATTCAGTCCAGCCCCATGGGTGCGTATGGTCAGAACACTCAGTTCGCGCGCACTTTGTTCGCCGCTCAGGGTGGCGAAATCGTGGGTCCTGGAACACCAACCAGTGATTCTATTCCAGCCATGTTAAGCGATGGGGAGTTTGTCATGAACGCCCGAGCTGTCCGTGGCGCTGGCGGCGGTGACCGCCGAGCAGGCGCTCAGCGGATGTATCAGCTCATGCGTCAGTTTGAGCGGAGGGCGTAACGCATGGCTACCGAAACCCAATATGTCTACAGCAATGAATCGCCTGAGATTGCGGCCCGCAAGCTCGGGCTGATTGACCTTGTAAAAGACCTCACCAGTCAGCCCGTTGTAGGCGGGTTGCCCGCGTTCCAAGTAGCTCCGCAACAGGGGTTGCAAACCCAAGCGTATGACCTTGCTCGTACGGGTGTAGGGGCGTTTGCTCCGTATATCAGCACGGCGGCACAGCGCGTAGGCGGGGGTATTGATCAACTTGGTCAGGCCGCAGGTCAGTATGGCGCTGGGGCGGGTATGGTCAACACTGCACTAGCAGGGTACGCCCCGATACAGGAAGGCGCTCTAACAGGTGTGGGCCGTGCCGCAGAACTCGGCCAAGCCGCAAGTGGCGCGGGCGTGCTGGGCATTGGTCAGCAACTCGCAGGCATGCAACCGTACCTGCAAGATGCCGCGCTCGGCCTTGGCATGGGCGCAACCGCAGGCGAGCAAGCCTACGCGGACACTCTTGCCCAACTGCAAGGGGCCACAACGGGCGCTCGTGGCGTGGCAACAGCCGCAGGTGCAGGAGGCCGTGGCGTAGCAGGTGACCTAGCTACTCAGCTTGGCGGGTTGCAACAGGGTTTAGGCTCCTTGGGTCAAACAGGCATGGACATTGCCGGAACCACAGGAGCAACGGCGGCAGACATTGCACGCGCCGCCGCAGGCACTATGGGCGATGCCGCCCGAGGTGCACAGCAAATTGGGACAGAAACAGCGTTTGGGGCAGGTGTCCAGCGGGATCTTGCACAAGCAGGACTCGCTGGCGCTACCGATGCCGCCCGCGCTCAAGTAGCCGCCGCGCAAGGTGACCTAGCAGGTGCCGTAGGCGGTGCTCGGGGCCAAGCCGCCGCTCTGCAAGCAGGGTTGGCAGGTGCCGCTCAGCAAGCTGGTCAACAAGTAGGGGCGGGCCAACGCCTTATGGCCGATGCACTTACGGGTGCTCGGGGCCAAGCACAGGCCGCACAGACCAACCTCGGTACGATTTCTGGCGGTGCCCTTGGGCGTATTCCTGGAATTCAACAGGGCCTTGCCGACGTTACGGGCGCGGCTCGGGGCGTTGTAGGTGGCGCAGGCCAACAGCTACAGGATATCGCCACGGGTGCTCGTGGGCAGGTTGCTCAAACAGGTCAAGATTTTGCAGGAATTACGGGCGGTGCTCGTGGTGTTGTCGGTCAGGCTGGGCAGGGCTTCCAAGACGTAGCTGGCGCGGCTCGGGGCCAAGTGGCTCAAACGGGCCAAGATTTCTCAGGCATTATGGGCACCAGCCGAGGTTTGGTAGGTCAAGCCGCGCAAGGGTTCCAAGATGTTGCAGGTGCCGCCCGAGCAGGTGTTGGCGGCGCACAGACTGCCGCCGATATTGCCGCGCAACGGGCGCGGGCGAGCACCGCAGGCGCACAGCAGGCCCTTGGTCAGGCTGGGCAGTTTGGTATGGGCGCGGCGCAACAGGGTATCGGGGCGTTGGCTGGCACTACAGACCAGTTTGATCCGACCAGCGCAACCCGTTACTTCAACCCCTACGAAGATGCCGTGGTTCAGCAAGCACTGGCCGATGTTCAGCGCGCCAGCGATATTGCAGGCCAAGGCGAGCGTGCCCAAGCAGTCGCCGCTGGGGCCTTTGGCGGAGCGCGGTCTGGCATTGTTGCTAGCGAGCGTGCCCGCAACGCACTGGAGCAACAGGCTCGTACCGCCGCACAGCTACGGCAGGCGGGCTTCCAGAGCGCACAGGGGCAAGCACAGAACGCCTTCGAGGCCGCACAGCAACGCGCACAACAGGCGGCACAGCTTACAGGCGCATTGGGCGCTCAGGGCGCTGGTACCGCTCTACAGGCGGCAAGCCAAGCAGGTCAGCTTGGTCTCAGCGCAGAGCAACTGGCACAGCGTGGCGCACTGGAAAGTGGGCAACTCGGCCTCAGTGCAGAGCAACTGGCACAAGCAGGAGTCAGCGATCTGGCTCGCACGGGTCTCAGCGCCGAACAACTTGCAGGTCAGCTCGCGCAAGCACGGGGGCAACTCGGCCTCAGCGCAGAACAGCTCGCACAGGCTGGTATCAGCGACTTGGCCCGTACAGGTCTCAGCGCAGAACAGCTCGCAGGCCAACTGGCGCAAGCCCGTGGGCAGATGGGTCTTACAGCAGAGCAACTGGCGCAGTCTGGCGTCAGCGACCTCATGCGGGCGGGCCTCAGTGCAGAACAGCTTGCTCAAGCAGGCGTTACCCAAGGCGGACAGATGGCGCTTACCGCAGATCAGCTTGCTGGTCAATTGGCTGGCGAAGCAGGCCGCATGGGTATGTCGGCCGAGCAACTGGCGGCGAGCCTTGCAGGACAGTCGGGCCAGCTTGGCCTAAGTGGCGCAGAACTCCTTGGGCGTTTGACGCAACAGGGTGGTGCCGCAGGCTTGCAAGCCGAGCAACTGGCAGGTCAACTTGCACAAGCACGGGGCCAGCTAGGCTTGAGCGCCGAGGAACTTGCACAGCGTGGCGCGGGGCAGGCAGGTCAGATTGGCCTGAGCGCAGAACAACTCGCCAGCCAAACCGCGATGCAAGGCCAACAGCTCGCAGGGCAACTGGCTCAGCAAGCGGGGGCCATGGGCATTTCTGCACAAGAACTCGCAGGCCGTTTGGGTCTACAGGGTACCGCGCAAGCCGCGAGCAACGCTCAAGCGTCTGGTCAGCTTGCCAATATGGCGGCAAGCATGGGTATGAACGCCGAGCAACTGGCGGCACAGTACGGCATGACCGCCGAACAGCTTGCAGGTCAGCTCGCGCAAACGGGCGGAGCACTGGGCATGCAGTCCGCAGGGTTGCGGGCAGATACCGCAAGTCAGCTCGGCCAACTGGGCGCGCAGTATGGGCAGATTGGTATTGGTGGCGAGGAAGCCGCCGCCCGTCTGGGCCTTGCAGGAGCCGACATTACAGGCCAGATGGCAGGGCTTGCCAACCAAATCGGCACGCAGGGGGCACAACTGGGCCTCAGCGGTGCGGGCACGTTGCGGGACATTGGTTCGGGCTACGGGGCGCTGGGTCAGGCATACGGTGCGCTTGGAACACAAACCGCCGCTCTGGGCGAACTGGGCCAGACCATGCAGATCAAGGATATGGACTACCTGTCCAAGCTGGGGTCGCAACAGCAACAGTTCGAGCAGGCAAAACTGGACGCCGCCCGCCAAAGCGACCTGCAAACCATCTACGAACCGTACCAGCGAGCAGGCTTCTACAGCGATATCCTGCGCGGGGCACCAAGCTCGCAGTCGGTTATTACGCAGACCTCGTCGCCTAACCCGTCGTTGCTCAACCAGCTTACGGGCGCGGCGGCAACAGGCATTGGTCTGGCAGGCGCGGCTAGCAAATCGGGGATTATTTAATGGCGAATGGTATTTATCAGCGTAGCTTGTTTGGGGGGAACGCGCCCCCGCCGCCGAGTTCGGTGGGCGTAGGCATCACCAGTGGGTTAGAAGCCCCGATGATGGACCCTATGGCAACCCCCGTACAAGACCCGCAACAGCAATTATTTGACCGTGCAGAAGGCGAAGCAGGTATGTCAACTGCCGCAGGCTTGCAAGCGGCGGCCGAATCTATGCAGGAGCTCTATGGCGAACTGGACAACGCGGAAAGCATCGAAGAGGTTATTAACTCACTGCGAGGCGATGAACAGCCAATGTCCGCCCGCTACAGCGAACTGGCTGAGATGGTTGGTGAGGCCGATGCAAAGAAGACACCGGAGTCGGTCCTAGCGTTGTTGCAACCCACCTTCCAGATTATGGAAGTCATGCAACAAAACGTTCCAGAAGGTGGCATTGCCAATGCCCCGATGATGATGGGGGGTGGCGAGCAGGCCGCCGAGGATTTTAGCGGGGCCTCTTCTGTGCAAGCGCCTCGGTCAGAAGAGGCCATGCTCCGCATCGCCATGGGCGAACAGCCCGTTATGCGCCAAGACGGCTCCCCGCCTACTGGTGAGGTGGTTCCGTTTAGTGGACCAATGCTCACTGGTCCTGCCAGCACTCCGTCAAACACGGGGTTTAGGTTTACTGGGACTACCGTGCCGACCCTGCAAGGTCTTCCTAACATGAACACCGCGCAGAATGTAATGACTGATTACATGAACCTAATCAGCCCTTACCTGCAAGGTGTGGGTGGCGGCAGTGATGCCAACAGTTTGATTGATTACCGTTTGGGCGCGCTGGACCCGTATATGGTTCAGCCCCGCACCCGTGAAGAAATCCTTGCCGACCAGCAAGCGTTCTTTGGCGATGCGGACACGAACGATGCCCAAGTGCAGGCGCTACTCGCGCTCGCCAAATACGGTAGCCAAATTAGCCAGACTCCTGGAAGCCTCTTGCAAGCGTTGGTTAAGCCCGCAGGTGAGTTTGCCGCTGACCTCAGCAAAGTGGCGGCGCAAAAGGCCGCACAAGAGCGCCGCGCTAAGGAGTTTGCATACTCCACGGCGGAAAGCGAGCAGGCACAGCGCCGTAACGCAGAACTCCAAATTGCGATGGGTGCCATCAACCAAGCGGCAAGCGGAGCCAACAGCTTTGCTGAGGCGCGGTTGCGGGCGGCGTCAGAAGCCGCCAAGCTCGGCATTACCATGTCTGAGAACGAGCGCGATGCCGCTAACCGTTCGCTGGAATTGGCGTGGACCGCCAACAATCAGTACGGCGTCACGGGCACCGAGACGTTTATGAAGCCCAAAGAGGGTGGCGGGTTTGACATCATTGCAGTGCGCCGCACGGCAGATGGCCCACGGATGCTCCAAGACGGCAACCTTGTGCCGATTCCAGAGGGCTACTACCCCGCCGATGCTACGACGCTCCGTGCCGCTACGGCAAGCGGTGGGGTTGACTTTAGCGATGCAAGCCGCGTAGACCTGCTGGTACCTGACTCGCAGTCCAGAACGGGCTTCCGCCAAGTTCCTGGGATCTACGCCAATGGCGCATACTTTGTCAGCCCAGATGGCAACCCACGCAACGCTACTCTTGCTCCCGCAGGGTTTATCCAAGGTACGGAGAGCGATGTACTCAGTGTATCGCCCGCTGATTCCGTGGGTCGTGTATATGCAACCGTCACGGCAGGCCCGCTTGCAGGCCGCACGTTCCTCACTGCTATCAACAATCAGCCCGTTGGCGGCGTAGCGTTTGAGCTTGAAGAGCCTGTGTACGAAACCAATGCCGAAGGCCAGCGCACGCTTGTCCGTGGTAACCCAATGGTGGAAAACGTGGGCCGTTCGGGCGTGACCTTTGGTCAGCTCAGCCCACAGCAGGTGGAAAACGCACAGCGTAAGGTTTCCGATATGACCGCCGCACTGGCGCAGGGTAACGATGTGCTTTCGGCCATTCCGCAGGCGGTTGGCCCGCTGAACAGCGTGCGGTCGTTCACGTCTAACGCTATTGCGGCCTTCGCCCCTGATTCGTGGGATGGCATGTTGGAATACGCGCAAACTGAGCGTGGTCGCCAGCAGATGTCGTTGTTTGGTCGTACATTGGCCCGCGCCGCCGCACTGTCCGACCGCTACGCCGTGGCAGAACAAACCTTGATTACGCAGTTGGCCGAAGACCCCGCAGGGTTCTTCCGTAACCCTGAGATGTCGGCAGTCCGTTTCCAAGAACTGCTCCGCACACTGCAAAACGAACTTAGCGAGAACCGTGCGCTCCTTGGCGACACCGATATCTTGCGCGTGCGCGAGGTTCCAACAGGCACGGCTAACGATCCGTTCTTGTACACCTCGCCCGGACATTTTGAATACCTGAGCATTGCCGCCGCCAACGGTGGTAACCTAGACGGCATGTACATGAGGATGACCGCCAGCGAAGCACAACAGGCGGGCCTACCCGAAGACCTCTGGCGTGGTAAAGAGCCCGGAGAACTGGTAGACCTACGGTTGTCTAACCGCATGTTTGGAAGGGGGCAGTAATGGCAGATCCTAACGCACCAAGCGGAGGCTTCACGCTTCGCCCCCCTAGCCAGCAGATGATTGATCAGCGCCTGAACGAACAACGGTTCGGGGCTGGTCGTGCTGGTAGCTTGCCGTTTGACCCCCGCACACAGGACCAACGTGGCCCTGATGCTGGCCCACCGCCCATGGCTCCCATTACCATGGAAGCCGCAGCTCAGCCTAGCCGTGTAACGGGCCGCTTTGAAGACCTCACGCCTGATCAACAGCGTGCGTTCAGTGACCCTAACCTCGCCCAACGTGCGGTTGGTGGGGTCAACCAGTTTGTAGCCGACAGTGGGCTGGGTGCGTTATCCCGTGGCTTTAACGACATCATTCTGGCCTTGCCCGACATGGCGATCAACGCCATTGCAAGCGGGCTGGAGAGCGCAGGCATTGTGGAAGAAGGTGCAGTTGACCGTAACTTCCTCAACCGCGTGTTTAACAGTAGTGACTACCGCACTCAGCGCGTCATTATCCCGTATGTGCTCAACTACGGCGTAGACGACTACATTGGTCAAACCGAAGCCGAAGGCAACTTTGACCAGTATATGCGTGCTGGTGGTCAGGGTGTGGCGCTTGCCGCACCGTTTATCGGGGCTTCTGCCCGTGGCGCTCAGCTTACCGCCGCCGCACCTAACGTAATCAACGCGGCTGGTCAGCGTGTACTGCCCGCCAATGCTAGCACGACACAGCGCGTGGTAGAGCAAATGATTGCCCCCTACCGCAGTGCTCCTGCCGCAACCGCAGGACTGGAAGCAGGCTTGGGCGCGGTATCGGCCATGGGCGTGCAAGCCGAACAAGACCTCTTTGGCACCACTACAGGGATTGGTGGTCTACTGCCCTTGGCTCCCGTTGCACTGTATTACGGCGGCAAGACTGCCCTTACCCGAGGCCCCGTTGGCCGTGGCGTCAACTGGGTTGGCGACCGCGTAGGCGGTGTAGTAGATGAGGCCCGCGTTACCGCAGGCACAGCACCCGCAGGGGAAGGCCCTCGTGGTGCCGCCGCCCGTGGTCAGCTAGGCGAGGCTATCACCCAAGCGGTGGAAACGCCCCAAGGGCAGGCCAACATCGCCCGTGCGGCAGAAATCGAAAGCCGCCTGAGCCCATACGCCGACCAACCCGTATCCCTTACCCCCGCTGAGCGGACCATGGACGTTCCGTTGCTGGAAACGCAACGCCGTGCCGAGGCTACAGGTAGCCCTGAGTTTACGCGGCAAAACGCCGACCGTAAGACCAATGCGCTGACCGCGATTGAGCGCTTCCGCGAAGGCGAACTTACAGGCAACCCGCTTGTGGATGCCCCGCTCTACATCTTGGATGAGGCTACAGGCCAGTACCGCCTGACCATTGCCCCTATTGATGAGGGCCTAGATGACGTCACGTTCCAGCTCAGCCGTTTGGCCGATGCCGATACGGGTGCGTATCCACGCCTGAGTGATCGCCGCCCCGTTGGACAAACCATCCGTGAAACGGTGGTCAACGCGCACCGCGCCGCTATGGAACAAGCGCGGACCATGGCTAACAGGCTCAATATCAACAACGCCGACCAGCTTGCCAGCCGTGATGCTACGGCAACGGCGCGGCAGTCGGTACGCGATTTGTTGCTCACCCGCCAAGGTGAGGAAGCCTTGAGCTACGAGGGCTTGCCCCGTTTGGTGCGGCAGTTTGTGGAAAGTGATTTGGACCGCATTAGCTTCCAAGACTGGAAGTCTTTCCGCGACCAAGTGAGCCAAGAAATCGGCCGAGCTATTGCGCTCAAGCGCGGCTCAGACACCCGTGCCCTAACGGTGCTGGCGGAGCAACTGGACGACATGGCATCGGCCTACGGACGCACCAGCCAGAAGTTTGAAGATTACCGCCAGTGGTATCAGGCAAACGTGGTCCAGCCGTTTGAGCGCAGTGGCGTGATTGCCATTACTGCTCGCGGTCAGGGCGGTACCAAAGCTCAACCCGTGTACTACCTGCCTGATGAGCGGGTGGCGCAAACCTTCTTGGAAAACAGCGACACTGCACGGCAGTTCATGGCCCTGTTTGGCGACAACCCCGAGCGCATTGCCGACATGCGGGCAGTGGTGCTGGACCAAATCCGCGACCGCGCATACGACTCGGCCCGTGGTACGTTCCGCCCCAATGCCATCAACACCTACATGAACCGCAACCGCGAAGTGTTGCAGAACCTCGGTTTGTATGACGAGCTCAGCAATACGCAAGGCTTGCTCACTGCACAGCTAGAGCGCCAAGCCGAACTGACTGCGCGCCGCCGTGCCATCAACCAAAACCAGTTGTTCCGTGCTATTGCCAGTGCTGAGGGCCGTAATGACCCCGAGCGGTTGCTGGACGAAGCCCTGCGGAACCCTGCGCTGATGCGCGACCTGCGGCAAAGCGTAACCCGTCCCGGACCTACACAGGTGCGGGCAGACTTGGGTATTAGCGCCGACGATGCCGCCGAGGCCTTCCGTGCCGCCGTTACCCAACGACTGTTTGCCAACGCGCCCGATGCCATGGCAAACCCTGCATCTTTCAAGGAGTTCCTTGTGCGTAACGAGCGCGTGTTGGACGCCGCGTTTGATCGTTCGCATATTGACAATATGTACCTCGTGGCTGACGCCGCTGAGCGCGTATTGGCAACAGGCATGCCCGTGGGCAAGGGCGTCATGCCTGAGGACATAATTACGCGGCTCACCAACCGTTTGGGCACCACCCCTGCGGGTATCAGCAACCGCTTTATCGCCGTTCAGGAAGGCCGCTTAGGTCCCAAGGCGGCGATCGGTTATGTGCTCAGCCGTGCCATCCGCCAGCAAAGCAGTGCGCGAGCAGATGCTTTGTTCCGCGAGATGATGTTTAACCCCGACCTTGCCCGCACGTTGACTACGGAAGGCCCCTCGCCGCTTTCCGTCAGCGAGCCTATTGGGCGCAGAATCAATGCGTATATGTTCAACGTAGGTGTTGATTATGGCGAAGGTATGGAGGCAGGCCCGCCTGCACCGCCCATCCAAATTGAAATGCAACCTGCACTGCCCGACCAAGGTAGTGTCACGCCGCCCGCTCCGCCGATTGGTGGTAGCGGTACTCAAACTGCTCAGGCGACTCCGCCAGTGGCTCCGACCCCTGCTCCAGTAACGCCTGCACAGATTGCCCCACCTGCAATGCCTCCCGCCTCGGGTGCTACGACGGGTGCAACCACTCCAGCAGTGAGTGCATCACAGCTATTCCCATTTGACCCAACGCTTGCCGCCATTGAACAACGGCGCACGGCCCAAGGTCAGGGAATTATGTCTTTAGGTCAGTAGCTATGAGGACAGGTATGCAATGGACCCCATCACCGCATTAGCGGCGGCGACTTCTGCATTTAACCTTATCAAGAAAGGGTTTGAAGTTGGCCGCGATTTAGAGTCGATGGCTGGCGACATTGGGCGTTGGATGACTGCCGTAGGGCATATCCGCAACGCAGAAGAAGCCGCGAAAAACCCCCCGCTGTTCAAAAAGATTGTGCATGGCAAGTCCGTAGAGGAAGAGGCCATGAACGCTTTTATGGCGAAAAAGAAAGCGCAGGACATGCGCGACCAGCTACGGGAGATCATTATCTACACCCGTGGCATGGATGCTTGGCAGGAGTTGTTGCAAATGGAGATTGATATCCGTAAGCAACGCGCCCAAGCGGAAGTGAACCAGAAGAAAGCCCGAGCCAGCTTTTTTGAAAACCTGATGTTATCAGGAGCAACGGTTGCTGTAATTGGGTTGCTTATTTTCCTCGGTTGGCTCTTTTACAAGGGTTTGAAGGCTAAGGGGGCGGTATAGGTAGATCACTAGATGATCCACTCTTTGTGCCCTTCTGCCAGTACGCGGGTGCTAATGTCGATTTTATCGCGCAGGGCGCGTAGCACTTTCTCATCTACAGTGCCTTCGGCCACGATGTCGATGTACGTCACCTTGTTGGTTTGGCCTATGCGGTGAGCGCGGTCCTCGCTTTGCAGGCGTACCTCTAGGTCGTAGCCGTTGCTGTAGTAGATCACTGTATGAGCTTCTGTTAGTGTAAGACCGTAGCCCCCAGTGCGCGGCTGACCAACAAAGAACCGCAGTGGGTGGTCGGGGTCTTGGAAGCGTTCGACAATGAGCTGGCGTTCCTCGCCCGGAGTGTCACCGTAAAACAGTTCAACGCTTTGCTCGCCGTATTCCTTTTTCAGTGCGTCGCGAATGATGTGCAGGTCGTGGGTGAAGTTACCCCAGATGATTACCTTGCCGTCGACCTCCTCCAGCGCAGACATCAACTCGCTGAGCTTGTTGCTCGGTACCTGTACCATTCGCCCATCTTCCAGCTTTGCAAAGCCTGAGCAGACCTGTTGGAGCCGCAGGATCTGGGTTAATACAGTGGGGGCCGAAATTAACCCCTCGCCTTCGATAATGGCTAGGGCATTGCGGCGCATCTGCTCGTACAGCTTGCGTTGCTCGGGGGTGAGTTCCACATTGCGGCGGGTGTACACCTTGTCGGGCAGGTCGAGGCAGTCCTCTTTACGCACGCGGAAGCTAAACGGCTCGATGATATCGTTCAGTTCGTCAAGGTTTTGGTACCCAACGATCTGGTTGAAGCTATGCGCGCCCATCGTGCGGCGGACCATCTTGGCGTAGCGGTTCTGGAACGTCCAAAAGCTAGCGTGCCCAAGCACATGGTGGTCTAAAAACTCGCACTGCGTAAACAGGTCAAGCGGCGATTTGGTTACAGGTGACCCCGTAAGAATCCGCCTGTACGCGGCTTGCTTGCCCAGCTTGATCAGGTTCTTGGTGCGCTGTGCGCCTTTGCTCTTGATGGTGGTGCTTTCATCCACTGCAAGCATTGCGCGGTGCGTGAACAGGAACTTGTCGGCGGCTTCGTAGCCACGTTTGGTGGACAACGCCTCAACGTTCATTAAGAAGATCTGCAGATCGTCGGACACGGTTTGCAGTGTGTCGAGCTCTTTCTTCTTTTTCTGCGTTTGCTCTGGTGACCATGTAACGATGTTCGCCTTTATGTGGTCGGGCAGGTGCGTGGGCAGTTCCTTGCGTTCCCAGTTACGGTAGACGCCCTTGGGTGCAATGATCAGCGCGCTGTCGACCTCGCCTTTGTCATACAGCATGGCAAGGGTGTCGATTAGCACCTTGGACTTGCCCGTACCCATGTCCATGAACAGGGCGAAGTAGGGCTTGTCCCACGATTTTTTGAGTGCCTCGAGCTGGTGCTCGTAGGGCTTGAACTTGAATTTGTATCGCATAACGGCCTCTTTCTACTGGCAGGCCCCTATTCTAATGTGGGGGCAAAATTATGACAAGCGTCAATTTGTCGGCCACTTTGCTATATAGGACCAAAATACGGATGCAGTAAAAAACTGTTTTTAACTTTTTCCGATATACACTATACAATATCTCGTAACTTTCGTGTACGCGCGACCCAAAACGACTAAATTTGAAAAGTCGTGCATTTGCTTTTGTGGCCTAATAAGCAAAGTAGCGTATAGCGGTATATCGGAGGTATCCGGAGCAAATTGGACTTTGCCGTGTTCCAATATATGCTATAAATGAACTTACACATGTGGAGAAAGGCATGACCGTTTACATAACCCAAGAAATGCGAGGCCGTGACATCACTGATGCCACAGCCTTTGGCGAACTAGAAATACTGCTTCCCGCAGAGGAGCAGACCAGCTACAGCACGCAACCAACCGTTAGGCGGATGGCACGCAAGCTCAGCAAGTTCACAGATGACGACTACCTGTTACTGGCGGGGGACCCTGCGGCTATTGCTATAGCGGCGGCTATTGCCAGTCGCTACAACGCAGGCAAGTTCAAACTGTTGAAGTGGGACAGGCAGGAAGCCAAATACTTCCCCTTGTCCGTAGACCTTAACCACCGTCCAGGAGGCACCCATGGTTGACTTTGAAAGTGCGGCGCAAGAACTTAGCGCCGTAGACGAGAGCGGCTTGTCCACTGTAAGCAAGCTCGCAAAAACCCAACTGCTCATCGAGCGGCGTATCGAGGACCTTGAAGCTGAGCTCAAGCAAGCCAAGCAAGACCACCGCGCCATTGCCGAGGACCAGTTACCTGCCGCTATGGCAGAGCACAACATCACCGAACTGAAGCTGGAAGATGGCTCTAGCATCAGCGTAGGAAAGTTCTATAGTGCTTCAATACCGAAAGAGAGGGCGGAGGAAGCCTTTAGATGGCTTGTTGACAACGGCTACGGAGACCTGATCAAGAACCAAGTTGCTACCAACTTTGTTCGCGGGCAGGAGGAACAAGCCGAACAGTTTGCAAGCGAGCTGGCCGACAGGGGCATGCCTGTAAATACAAAAAAGTGGGTAGAGCCCATGACCCTGAAGGCTTTTGTAAAGGACCAAACAGAACAAGGGACCAACATCCCCGCAGACCTGTTTGGATTGTTCATCGGCGAAAAAGCCAAAATCACCACACCTAAGAGGTAAGAAACCATGACAGCAACTAAGCAGAAAGCCACCGAAGTGGCAGTGAAAAAGGACTCCGCCCTTGCAGTATACGAGGGCTTTGAGGACTTCAGCGGCGCAGGCTTTAGCGAGGTTACCACCGAGGACCTTGCTATCCCATTCCTGCGGATCTTGGCGCAACTCAGCCCGCAGGTCAACAAACGCGATGGCGCGTATGTAACAGGGGCCGAGGCAGGGCAGATCTTTAATACCGTGTTGAACGAAGTGTACGATGGCGAGGAGGGCATTCTTGTAATCCCCTGCCACTACAACCGTCGCTTTGTAGAGTGGACGCCGCGCGAAAAGGGTGGCGGCTATGTGCAGTCGTACGACCCAACCGACCCCATTGTAAACACCACCACCCGCGATGACCGTGGGCAGGACGTGCTACCCAATGGCAACTATCTGTCCAACACGGCGCAGTTCTTCGTGCTTATGCTCCACCCCGAGCTGGGCGCACAACGCGCACTCATTACCATGACCAGCACTCAGCTGAAAAAGGCCCGTAAGTGGCTGACGCAGGCACAGTCGTTGACTGCCAAGGGCAAGAACGGCGTGTACATCCTGCCGCTGATGTCGCAGGTCTACCGCCTGACCACCACCCAAGAGCAGAACGACAAAGGTACTTGGTTCGGGTGGGAAGTTGCCCGCGAGCGTGGCCTTAACCCCCAAGACGAGGAAGATGGCTACCTGTTTGACATGGGTGTGGCCTTTGCCAAGTCGGTTAAGGCGGGCGAGGTGCAGGTGAAAGAAGACAAATCTGCTGGCACAAACTTCGATGCAGAAACGGGTGAAATACTTGACGACGATGGCGTCATGTAACCGAACAGTCCGTAGGGGTTGATCGCCCTACGACTGCGGCTCCCCTACACTGCACTCGTGTGGTGTAGGGGGGCCACCTTTTTCATGCAACGGAGGTAGCAGATGTCACTTGCACAAAGATTCTACGACTTGTTCAAGGGCAGTGATATCGCCCATGGGACATACGTCGTTAAAACGAGTCGCGCGAGTGATGGGAAAAAACAAGGCACAGCAAAGGTAATCCGCGAGGCCACCACAGTAGCGATGTGGGAGGAGCACCTCAAAGGGGGCACGGGGCTGGGTATTATTCCCATTCGTAGCGACAACACCTGCCAGTGGGGCGCGATTGATATCGACCAGTACGATGTCAGTCACAAGCAACTGGTAACCACACTGCGGGAGAACAAGATTCCCGCCGTGGTAGGCCGCACCAAATCGGGCGGCGCACATGTTTGGATATTCCTAACCGAAGCCATTGAGGCCGAGGAGGTTCAGCGCAAGATGACTGAGCTTGCCGCCGCGTTGGGGTTTTCGGGCAGTGAGATATTCCCCAAGCAGTCCACTATTTTGTTGGAGCGTGGCGATACGGGCAACTTCCTCAACATGCCCTATCACGGGGGAGCAAAGTCTACCCGCTACGGTTTTGACGACAACGGCGAAGGGTTGACGCCCGAGCAGTTTGTGGAATACGTTAAACCGTTCGTCGTCACGCCTGCCAAGTTCCGCAAGCTGAACGTATCGTTTGGCACTAAGGACGGCATCTTGGAGGAAGGCCCGCCCTGCCTCCAGCACTTGTGTAGCAAGGGCTTTGGCGAGGGGTCGCGCAACAACGCGCTGTTTAATCTGGGCGTGTACGCACGCCTGTACGACCCCGACAACTGGGAGGTGCTGGTCCAGCGTTACAACATGGACTACCTGCACCCGCCCCTGAGCCATAACGAAGTGGGCACGGTCATACGCCAGCTAAAGAAGAAGGATTACTTCTACAAGTGCGAAGACCAACCCATCAAGCCGTTCTGCGACAAAGAAATATGCAAAGGACGCAAGTACGGTGTCGGCCCTAGTGGGGTGGGCAGTGATATGTCCAGCCTTACCAAGATCGATGGTGACCCACCTATCTGGATACTCAACGTCGATGGCGAGCGCCTAGAGCTCAGCACCAATGGGTTGACCAGCCAAGCGCAGTTCCAAAAGGAGTGCGTGGCGCAGATCAACAAGTACCCCATCGCTGTAAACCAACGGGCGTGGCAGACGCGCATCCAAGCCCTGCTGGATAACCTGACCATAGTGGAAGTGCCGCCCGATGCTACGCTTAAGGGCGAGTTTGAAGACTTACTGCACGCCTTCTGCTGTGAGCGGGCCAAGGGCGAAGAACGTGACGACATCCTGCAAGGTGTGGCGGTTTGGACCGAGGGGCGCGTGTACTTCCAAGTAAAGGATTTGAAAAAGCACTTGTCGGTGAACGACTTTAACCACTACACTTCCA